CCAATATGGTATGTAGCAAGTATATCACGTATCTCTTTTACTTGCGATTCTGAATAGTATGATCTAACTTGGAATCCTCTAGCCCCACCTTTTTGAGATCCCGTTGGAAATGGAATGACTCCTCGTTTCATTAGTGATGGCATATATTTTTTATGTCGATTAACTAAATCAGCAGTCTCTCTAACGGTATATGCTCGCTCTCTTTTCTTTTTAAAATCACTAACTAGACAACTTTCAATCTGATCTTTTGTAATGTTATAAACAGACATTATTCCATTAGATTTATTTAAATGGTGTACTCTGACTAGATCTCCATTTAAGAACCAAACTTTTTTATTCCCTGGAATTACAGGGAGGACATTGTAGCCTTCGCTCTCAATACTTCCTTTTTTAGTAGCCATGATCCCTCCGCAGAATTTTCTGGTTGGTTATAAAAATTTCTTGATCCACATGAAATACAATAAGTTTCAAGGTGGCCAACCGTGCTGTACTGTCTATCTAAAAACATTCTACCTTTGCATTTTTTACACTTTAGCATTAGTTTGGTATGCCAATGATAATTAAATTAACATTAAGAGAAGCAGTACCAGATGTATTAAACTTAACAAATCCACTAACCCCAGATGTTGTAGGGTCATTCAAGATAACAGACACACTAGCACCAGCAGAAGTTTGTCCTACATTTATTGCAGTTGCTGTTACAATTGGGGGGAATCTAAACTCTCCTGCAAAAGAATGAGAGAAGTTAAGTTGTTCTCCAGGAGTAACAGATTGACTGCTTGCAACTTTAATAAGTGCTCCAATAACTCTGACCTCCGTGGCTTTTCTATTTTGTGGTCCATTATCTGCTGTCTGAATTGTTACATAGTCGTATGTTGCTGGAGATACCTCTTTTGATAAATCGTTTACTGCCTGTGCTAACTCATAAATATATGTCACATCTAGTGGTTGACCACGCTCAGGTAAGGGTATTTTTGCCATACTATAATTATACCACTAACGGAGTTACTAAAGTAAAGATTGCTGCATCTGGCGAATAAGTCTTAGGATAAACAGGTACCTGAACTGCAACCTGAAAAGAAGATATTCCAGATGGAACCAGTGTTGTAAATGATGTTGAGGGCACTGTAGCGATGTGACTCCAAGTATCATTACTTAGATTAGTTTTTATATATACATCATATTCTTTAAATATAGATATCTCAGTTTCATCTGGATCGTCTGAAACTTTTGGGTGCTGCCAAACCATGTTAATGACCTTCAGAGAGGTACCTGTAACGCTAACAGAACAAGGCACTTTTGGAATTATACCTTTAAGCAAAAGGTAGTATGGAGACCAGTGCGAAGATCTATTTTTGTCACTAGAGATAACTCTGTATCTAACGAAGTATCCTAAATTGTTTGAACTAAAAGCGGGAACATCTTCTTTTAAAACTGTAGCATTCTTAATTCCAGCATCAGGAACTGGATCTGGCCTAGGGTTTGTGGCTGGCATTATAAAACGTCCAAGCCAAATCTAAATTCAATGTGATTTGAACTATTTGCAATCTTTGTAATTGGTCTTGACTTTAAGTTTTTTATAACTGAGTATCCCGTTAGTCCATAAATAGGATTTAGATTTGTTATATTTTCTAATCTTAAAGCATCTAAACAAACATAAAACTCATTTGAAGTAGAAATAATCTCTGTAACAGGATCTTTTTCTGTTATTGTTACATAGACTTTTACTACATCTGCAACCTTCCAGGTAAATCCAGAACTTTTATTAATTTCTTCAAACTTTGCAACAGAAATAAAGTACCTTTGATTTTCAAAATCAACATCTGGATTTGGATCTCCATTTTCATCTTCACTACTAATTATTGTTTCAAACCTTGCATACTCTCCACTATCGTTTGCATCGCCTTCTGCAAACTCCAAAAGAATTTTTACATCGTAAGGCTCTACCGTTCTATTAGAATCTTTGTTTATTACTGAAAAAGCCAGCCTTAGTTCATCTTTAGGAGATGACTTATCAAAGTCTACGGTTGCACCTGTTAGCATGAGGTGGTCTGGATTTGTATTATTTACCTTAAGCCTACCAGTTATAGGATCTACATAAATATCTGAAAGATCACCTCTAAGGGCTATCATACTATTTAAAAACCTAGCACCTTCATGCCTATCTAATCTAGTTTCATCTGCTGAAAATGTTGGGTTATCTGCATTTGTTAAAAATGCTTTATCTGTTGTTATGATGTCACCATCTAGATCTAGTTTAGTCTCAATTGCTCTAAACTCTACATCATCAGTTGAATTATACTGCCAGCCTTCATCTTTATTGAATAGAAAAATTGTTCTGCTATCGTTAAAGTTTGCGGTTGGGTTTGATCCCGCAGACCAAATACCAACTTCAGTTATATCGTATCTTTCTAGCGTTGGGAGTTCCCCAGTAAATACAATTTTAGAGACTCCGTCTTCAGTAACATAACCTCTGGATGTTACTGGGATACGAAACATTTCAAAATCTAAAGAATCTTTTGCTTTTAGAACTTCTAACTCAGCATTTGAAAAGGTATGTGAGGGTAGCACTGGTGTGGCCCCACAACCAATTGCAATGTATGAGGCATAGGCTGGTGCCTGCCCCACAAGATATTTTGCCAGAATTGACTGACCTGTATTAGTTATCATTTTTACCCCTAACTCTTAATTGTATCATCATAGTAAACTCCTTGGTTGATTATTTCTATCTCTATCTGCTCTTCATCTTCTATGTTTACAAGATTGATCACGATGTCCCCTGTGTATTCTTCAAGATAAACGTTTGTTCCGTTGGTCCCATAGCCATATTTTGGCAATTTGTCCTCAAGCCTTATTGAAAAATTCTTGAATAGCGTATCTGAGGTACCACCAAGTTTAATTATATTATTAGAGTTGTAGTCAAGCATTATGTTCTTTAGATTTTTAACAATGCTATACATAATATTCTGTCCATTTATAGCATCTGATCTAGATATATTAATTAACTCTTGACCACCAATGTCTTGAAATATAAGTTCGTACATAGCCGTATATGCTAGTGGATCGCTCAACTCATCTACTGCATTTGGCAAGGCAACTTTTGTTGAGTTAGTTTGAGTGCTTCTTCCAAAATCTGAAACCCAAGGAATTATAGGCTGGTTTGCCGTTGGATCAACTGCCATTATAAGACCTCACTTAAAAATACAGACATTTCTGGTCCCTCTTTTGATTTTGAATATTCTATATTGTATACCACAAACCTAGAATCAGAGGACCCAGCCTTATTAATATTTTTTTCTGTATAGTCTACTTCTACAATATCGCCTAACTGAATCATAGGGTTTGCAAATATTTTTAGACCTATAGATTTTCTTGGCTTTGTTATTTTTTTAACTAACCAGGACATTAAGTTTTCTGCAGCATCTGCTGATTGAACATATGGAACGTCTAAAGAAAAATCTTTTTTACCGTAAAGCATTCTGCTTGCCTTTATGTCTTCATAATTTTTTGCAACTTTGTTTACAGCAGTTACAAGACCTGTTGAATCAAACTGGGGGTCTGAGAAATTGCTATTTTTTGAAAAGTAATCGTCTACGCTAAAGTTATTTGCAGACTGGCTAGTGAATGCTATTCCATTAATCCTCAAAAAACTTTGGCTGTTTGAGTCTAGGCTTAATAGTTTATCTGTTGTGTTAAAAATTAAAAACTCTGCACCGTATGATCTTGCTCTAAATCCAGATACAGCATATGTTTTTAACTTATTAAAAGTTGGTGCTAGTTCTGCATATAGTGCTGGATAGGCCAGGTCATACCTAAAATTAAAAGATGCTGCTTCACGCATGATTGTTCCAAACTCATCGAAGTACATGCTAAACTTTGGTGGCTGGGCAGAACTTATACCAGTCAAATAAGATGCCTGAACTGCTCCACTCATTGAATATTTTCTAAAAGAATCTTGTGCGCTTATCCCTGAATTTCCAAAGGCATTTGAAATTGGTGTGTCTAACTGAAAAGAAGTATTCTGAGAATAGTTGTTGGCCAAAGCATAAACATTTTCAAACATAACCCTTGATGACCCTCTAACAAATAGCGCAATATTATTATATACATTTAATGGGGAGTCATCAAAAACTGTGGCGAGCAAGGTGTCGTTTAAATATAAAAAGAACTTTCTTCTTGATCCAATATCTTGATATTCTACAGACAAGTCGTAGACGCTTGGATTTTGCTCTGCAGCCATTCTATACTGTCCAGTAAAATCCCCACCATCTACAATTATATTAGCAAGACCTTCATATAGGGTAACTGGAATTGCTGGTGCTGAAGGATTTGCAATTGTTGATGTCTTTGCCTCT